GATACTACTGATAGCATTACTCATTAGCGGCTGTGCAAAAGACCCGCACCCCGAACATATTCCTGGTGTGAGTTGCCCGAAGCCCGGTCATGGAAAATGTCCTTTTGGATGCGATGGATGACATGGATTATCTATATGGCACACTTCTTAGCACGGAAGAGATCAACCGTGGATGGCAAAGGTTTTGGTCGAATTGCGAGTTACGCTACCGCGAGGGTGAGCGAGATCCCGATTGTCCGCCCAATACCTGGAGGACGGATATTCAGCGCAAGATGCCCAAGGCACGAACGGAATTAGATTTTAAAAATGAACGCAAAAAGAAAATTAATTCATGAATTAAAGAATACTTTCCATAGATGGGAAGAGGAGAGTGATTTGTTCGATGATAGTATTATCGATGCGTGCAAGAAGGCATTACGGGAATACTACGATGAGCAGGTGATCTCTTTTGATAGTGATATCGAGTTGGTGGATGACGAGGAAGAAGAGGAAGAATGAATGTGTATAAACCAACGGGGGAGAAGATGGAGAGTTGGCCCCAATGGGTGGGTCGTTTATCCGAGGATAATCTCGAACTGAAGAAGAAGGTGGAGCAGTTGGAGAGGGAGAATGCGGAACTAAAGAAGAGATGCTGTGATTTATTTAGCGAGGTAATCGAGGCAAAGGCGAGTCATGCAAAGTGAAAGTACCACCGGGATGGAATCCGATTTTTTGGAAAAAGTATGGGCGAGCAATACCACTATCTGTTCAAAACTTACCACGACCCGACTTGAAAAGCCTGGGTCCCCCACCATCGAAATTCGACCAAGAAACATTGGAACGGATACGGAAGGCTTCTGTGTCGGAGAAGCGCAAATCCCGGTCCAAACGCTCAAAGAAGCAATAGTGGTGGGTATGGAGATACAAGCGAGGGCATGATTAATGTAATTAATTTAGGTGCGGGTGTGCAGTCATCCACAATGGCGTTGATGGCGGCAAAGGGAGAGATTACTCCGATGCCCGATTGTGCGATCTTTGCAGATACACAAGCCGAGCCTGACTCTGTTTATGAATGGTTAGATTGGCTTGAGAAAGAGCTTCCATTCCCTGTTTATCGAGTGACTAAGGGTAGTCTTACCGATAAATCTTTGCAGTTGGTTGAGCGTTCTAAGGATGGAAAGTGGGGAAAGAAAGGCGAGAAATACATGAAGCGTATTATCCCTGTCTTTGGTTTGATGCCTGATGGTGAAGTGGTAGCCGCACTAGGGAGGAATTGCACAGCAGACTATAAGATAAGGCCAATAGAAAAAAAGATACTTGAATTGGCAGGAATAAAAAGAGGCGAGAAAGAGGTAAAGGTAATTCAATGGATAGGCATATCTTATGATGAATTACAAAGAATGAAGGAATCTCGAAAACCTTGGACTGAATTAAGATACCCATTGGTGGATTTGAAAATGCACAGGTATCATTGCAAGCAATGGATGAAAAAACATGGTTATCCTGAGCCTCCGAGATCTGCCTGTTATTACTGCCCTTTTCATAGTGATGAAGAGTGGCGGAGATTGCGGAATGATGAGCCTGAGTTTTTTCAAAAGGCAATAGAGTTTGATTCCCAAGTAAGAGAATTGTCAAAACAAGACCAAGGTATGAAAATGGAAGCATTCCTCCATCGCTCATGCAAGCCACTTGGGGAAATAGATTTTGATAATGATGAAGATAAAGGACAAGAGACTTGGGATTTTATGGCAGAGTGCGAAGGGATGTGCGGGGTATAATGAGACCCAAGTACGAGACACAGGCTGACCTCGATAATGAGAAGGAGGTATGTGGATTTCTGAGCAAGGTATGGGATTGTGTGTTCCATAAGCTTAATCCGATTAAGTACAAGGTGGATTTCCTGATTGAGAAGGGAGACCACTACGGATGGGCGGAGTTAAAGTGTTTAAATATTAATTATGGGCAGTTCCCGTTTATGATTTCGTACAAGAAGATCGAGGCGGCAAAGCAGTTATACGAGACAAGCGGTAAGAAGTTTACTCTGATTTTCAGATGCAAGGATGCATTATGTTTTCATACATGGGATTTCAGTAGGGATTATAAGTTTGAACTAGGAGGCAGGACGCGAGCAACCCGTGATCCCCAGGATATAGAACCTATCTTCCGTATAGATCCAAAGGATTGCACGATAGTGGAGGGGTATGCCTAAGATAACTTACGCAGATGAGGTAGATGCCCACTTTGGTATTCCTTGGATAAATGATTTAAAGTATGAGAAGGGCGAGCTTGCGTGTGCATTATCGAGCGAGGAGATCGATGCCTTACCGCAGGAGCGCGCAGAAACCTTGTCCCGTTTGATTTTGGACCAACCGGAGTCGGAGAAGGAAGATCCAATCCAATGGGGTTGGACTCTTCCGGGGTGGAGACGGGTGATGGATAATTGGAAGGATACGAAGATCCATGTGGTGCTTGGTGGAAACCGAAGTTCCAAAACAACTTTCGCGTCCCGTCTGCTTGTGCATATGGCACAGACTATCCCTGAAGCAGAGATTCGTTCTTTGCATGTATCGGAGGAGCGAAGTATTTCGGATGCCCAAAGGTACATATGGGAAGCACTTCCCATGAGGTACAAACGGGCAAAGAAGAAGAGCGAGAATCATTCCTTGCAGTATACACAGAAGAATGGATTCAACTCCGCCAAGGCGATCCTACCGCCAACCACACCAGGTGCGGAACGGGGGAGTACAATATCTTTTAATAACTATAGGCAGTATCAGGCAGATCCGCAGATATTTGAGGGATGGTCAGCACATTGTATCCATATGGATGAGGAGGCACCTGAGAGTATCTTTGAAACATTGGTAGGTGGTAGAACTGTGGATTACCACGGACGGGTGCTGTTAACCTTCACGACATTGCAGGGGTGGACCCCATTGATTAATAGTCTGTTGAAAGGAGCGGAGACTGTGGAGTCGCGATACAGCGAATTGATGGGGCGCGAGTTACCGGTAGAGCAGATATCCACCAATTGGCCTGATTGTAGAATTTATTATTTTTGGTCCGAGATGTCCCCGTTTGTTGACTACAGCGAACTGATCCGAACCTACTCCAAGCAACCACAAGAGGTAAAACTCGCTCGCCTATATGGCATCCCAAGCAAGGCGATGGAGGGGAGATTCCCTAAGTTCAACCGCGACACCAATGTCGTCCCCCATGAACGAATCCCCTTCATCGCCGATCCTACGGTACGGACTACCCGGTACTTCGTGTGCGATCCCGGTGGGAGTAAACCGTGGGTGGCGATATGGGCGGCAGTCCTGGAGGATGGTACGATCTATGTGTACCGCGAGTTCCCTGATTCCTCGATGGGCCAATGGGCATTACCACATGTGAATGGGTTGGGCAAGAGCGTGGGTAAACCGGGTCCTGCACAGCGTCCGCTTGGATGGGGATATGCCGCATACAAGGAGCATTTCGAGGCATTAGAGCAAGGCGAGGATATCTTTGAGCGAATTGTTGACCCCCGCATGGGAGCCGCCACGGTGCGCGAAAAGGAGGGGGAGAGTAATATAATTAACACGATGGCGAACCTTGACTTTGTTATGCGACCTGCACCGGGCGTGGAAGTGGAGGCGGGTATTGCGAAGATCAACGATGCCCTGGCATGGGATGATACGGAGCCGATGTCGGAGAAGAATAAGCCAAAACTCTTTGTGTCTGACAGGTGTGATAACTTTATTACCTCGATGCTTGAATATACGGGCAGTTCCCGTCAGGAGCATTTTAAGGACTTTGTTGATACTATCAGATACCTAATGGTCAGCGGACCTGACTATGTGGGCGGTGGAAGCCTTATGTGTACAGGTGGTGGAGGATATTGACTTGCCATGTCAACTACAAAAGGTTACATTATGCTACGCATATGCAGTCTGCCGCCGATCCCGAACTTTTATATGTCAGTAAGGAGCCTGATGTTGACTATCTTGCGGAAACTTATCGCAGGACTCAGTCGGAGTTGGGCGAATGGTTAGACCGTAGACAAAGAGATTACGATGTAAGGAACTGCTTATGGGCAGGGAAGTCGGATGATTTTAAAAAGCACTCCCACCTAAGTTCCACCGGAGATGTATTTCCGTGGGATGGGGCCTCCGATCAGGAGATCCGCATGGTGGATAATCAGATAAATAAGTGCGTGGCGATGTCCTGCAATGCGGTAAGATCCGCACATATCGTGGCTACCCCTGTGGAATCAGGTGATATCGAGCGTGCAAATGTGATATCGATGTTCCTGCGATGGTTAATGAACTCCAAGATGGAGGAGTTTTACGATCAATTGGAACTCGGACTTAACCACTTTTTCGAGAAGGGCCTGATGGTCCACTATGTTTATTGGGATTCCAAAGAACTTAAACAGCAACAAACCATCCGCTTGGAGGAGATTGCACAAGCACTCCCGCAGATCGCACAAGCGATTCAGGATGGCAGTATGGATGAGGAGTTATCATCCGCACTAAAAGATCAATTTAAAGTATCCAAGGCCAAAGCAAAAGCGATGCTCCGCGAGCTTCGCAAGGATGGCACAACCACAGTCCCCGTTACCCGCCAGGTCGTAAATCGACCACGCATCAAAGCGTTGGCACCGGATGAGGATGTTATTTGGCCCAACTATACAATCGATCCACAGGAGGCACCATACTGCTTCCATGTATTGCACATGACTCCGGAGCAGTTGGAGTCAAAGATGAGTACGGAAGGGTGGGATGCAGATTTTGTGGAAAGGGCAAAAGACCTAGCCAAGCACACACAGGCGGACAATAGTTTGTATAACATCAGGCAGGAAGATGCGGTCATTCGTGATGATGATGAGACTATTAGAATAGTGTACTGTTATCAAAGACTGCTCGATGAGGATGGAGTCCCCGGTATCTACTGCACAATATTCCATCCCGATATTCCTGAGTTGTATGCCAAGCATGAACTTATGGATTACGCTCATGGTAAGTATCCATTCGTGGTTACTAAATATGAGAATGTAAGCAAAAGACTTTATTCGTCTCGCTCAATCCCTGAAGTCGGAGAACCTCTACAGCAGGTAGCGAAGATTGAGAGTGATGCATTAGTTGATCGTCAGTCATTAGCCACTTTGCCCCCACTTGAACATCCGCTCGGAAGACCTCCAAGTAAGTATGGTCCTGGAGTCCGTATCCCTTATCGTACACCTGGCGAGATCCGTTGGGCAAACACACCTCCATTTGATGGCGGTAATGTGGAAGTCCGCAGATATATACAGGAATTATTTGACCGCTATATGGGAAATAATGCCCCAGGGGTTGATCCTGTCGAAGCACAGAACAAACAGCAGGCCACCATCAATAAGGTATTTAATCACCTGAAGTATGTGATCGACCAAGTATGGACTCTTTATCAGCAGTACGGACCCGATGCAGAGTTTTTCCGCGTTACCGGAATGCAGGACATACAGAAGTTTAATAAGGGAAGACCCGGAGAAAGATTTGACTTTTACTTACAGTTTGATGTGGCGACACAAGA